GTGTTCCATCCGCCTCAAAAAACCGACCGCCTTTTGATAAATTACAGTTTTTGCACAATTGCCTTAAATTCCACACTTCATCGCCTCCACCGAGCCTTTTCGGAATTATGTGATCCACATGCATTTGGCCATCTGTCTGACCACACAACTGGCAACACCCATCACGCTTTAACACCTGCTGCCTAATCGTACGCCATCGGCTAGTGCTGCCACCTTTCCACGATCTACTCATCAATGCCACCCATGCTTTTGCCAATGGGCATAAGCCTTGCAGCTTGATCCAGAATAGCGACTGAGGATGTATCTCAATGACCAGTCGATCATGCGATACCCATCAAGGTTTCGATACTTACTGTTTCGCATTTGACCCAATCCAAAGTGTTTGCCATTGGGATTGATAGCCTCAACACGCCAATTTGATTCGCGTGTTATCAGTTGATTGAAACATTGAAACTCTTTGTAATTTACAATTCTTGAATGTGCGTATAGTTTCAAAGAGTCAATTGATGTTGTTGTTTTGACATCTTGTGCAGCTGTGGCCGATGTCGATCCGACTAGGCATAGCACGGCCAATAGCACCATACATTGCGCCCGGGATACCTCGTGCCTCGTCCCGTCTGCAAGTCTGGAGCGTACCAACGCTGTCAAGTAGCGAGCGTAATCTTGAGCGAGTCCCACAGGTTTCATGCACATGTGGATAAAGCCTGTGGATAACTTACTCATTGGCTTAACTCAACAATCCGAGCATCATCAACGATCTTGATGCCAAATGTGCCACAGCTCATGCATTGTGCAAACCATTCATGCTCAGTCAATTCTGTACCTTTCTTGAGGCCATGTCGTTGCTTTGGCTTGCCATAGAGCTTTGAGCAGATTGAGCAATCAAACAATAGAATGTGCATAGTTACTCCTTTGTAAAGTCTCAATGGGCTGCAAATTGATTTGAGGCACCGACCAATTGTTTTGCGATGGGTTTCTATAGCGTGGTTTCTTTGCTATTACAACAGGCATCCAGCCCATGATTTTCATGTTTGGTGAGCTGCCTGTAACCAACACCGCAATGTCTCGGTCATGCCGATCTGATTCTTGTATCCATAGATTTGATGCTGGATTGATTGACCATTTGACTTCAATGTGATCACCCACATCAGCCTTTGATTTGTCCCATGTGATGCCGGGTGTGTAGTCATAACCTAACCGCTTAGCAACAACCATTTCAGCCGCCATTGATTCGCCCATCTGGGCCACATAAGCAAACCATGAAATGTCTTTGACAATGCGTGAGCTGTGATCGGCTGATTTGTCATGGCAATGCTGAATAGCTGCAATCATGCATTGCACTTCCTCAATGCGATCTATCACCGGCAATCACCACAAAACCAAATAATCTTTTCTGTTTTGTCATAGCCGATTTGGTAGCCAAATGCATCAAATTTGGTGAGCTTTGAGCATTTGTCGCATTGCTCGACTTTGTACTCCTCAACCACTTCGCCTTGATAGTAAAGCCGTGCAATGCGTGTTTGCGGGTTGATGATCTCCATGTAGTCGCTCATACCTGTGGCTCCCAATTGCCTGTGCTACGCAATACATACCAACGCGGCGTGCATTGCATTGCTTTAACCTTCTCTGAACAAAAGTAGCCGCCCCATGATTTGGCTGCATCGGGTTTGCTTTGATTCCAGCGCATTGATCCATGTGAGCATGCCGGCACGGCATTTGGTATCCATGCATCCTCGGATGATCCAAATGATGGCGTGCCAGATTCCTGAGCTTCAGCCGATGTCTGGTAACTAGGCACATCGCCATGTTTGGTTGTCCAGTAATCGTAATCAGCTGCCGGTGTTTCGGTTTTGACCAATTGCATAACCTCTTTGGTGGCCTTTTCCGTGCCTCCCATAACCAACGCCATAACACGCATCAAAGCTGATGTGACTGTATCCTCAACAAACCAGCGTTTCATATTGGCGTTATAGGCAGCCTGATAGCCGTAGGCGAAATCGATGCCGGCCGGCTCAATCTCCGTTTGATTACGCCATGCCGCGGCACGGACAAGGATTGATCCTTTTTCGGCATCAAAATTAACGATTGTGGCCTCAAGTCGGCCTTCTGGATAAGTCTTGATCCAGCGATCTGTGCGCTCTTTGTTGCCTTCATAGTTATCCAAAAATCCCATCACTTAGCCGCCTTTTGACTAGCTGCAATGTGGCGAGATACGGCTCGACCGCGTGTGTAGCCTTGTCGCTGGCCTTCTCTGTAACCGACTGAATAGGCCATAACAGCCCACAATGTACCTGCAATAAACATAAAGATCACAATTGAGATTTCATTCATTTGTCTAGCTCCCGATTCTGGAAACAGCTAATCTGCTCCCAAACAAAGAGTGACAGCGATGGCCGACAAAATCAACAATCCCGCTCAAATTACGGCGTGTTGCTCTGTTTCTCAATGAGCTGTGTGTATAGATAATCCAAACGCGCTTCGATGCGTGAGATTTGATCCTTCATACTCGATCCACCATTGGGCATCAATTCGTTCATTACCGATCTGATGATGATCCTCATTGATGAATAAACGGCTGCCAGTATCGCAATGACAAAACCACCAACAGCCGTCCATTCACCCACGCTCATTTCTTGTTGCCAAAACTCACATCATTGGGATTTGCCCAGCGAGCTAGTAGCGGCACGATGCCAGCGACTAAGCCCATTGCCAAATCTTTTGGATTAGTGTTGCCCGTCAGATAAACGGCCAAACAACCTGCGACCGCGCTCCTTGCGTACGATGCGGCAGCTGCTTTGATTTGCTTCATTATTTGCCTCCTTTTGGTCGATCCGGTAAGTCACCGGCAAACGTTTCATAAGTTGGTCGGCCGTAGCCCACCACAAATGATCTCGCTCCCAAACTTCTGTATTTGACCATCACTTCACCGCCATTGCGCTGATCACCGCCGGCCGATGTGTTGCCTTCAATTGTAACAATTTGCTTATCGGAACAACGAACAACCAAACCAACGTGATTGATCATTGTTTGGTCATCGATGACAAAATCAAAGAAAACAAAATCGCCAATCCGTGGCGTTGTATGCCATCGCTTCATCTTGCGAAAGGCGGCAGCTCCAGCGCGTGTGCTTACAACATTTGGCACATCCACACCGGCTTGATCAGCGCACCAATTGAGAAATGACCCACACCAAGGCAGCTTGTCGGCGTTCATGTGTTTGCCATACTTTGTCTCATTGTTGCCGGTTTCAGCTGTGCCAACCTCAGCTAGTGCAACCTCAATCAAACGAGGCAATGTGCCTTGTGGATAAGTCATTCTGTTTTCAAAACTTCCAAAATTGCCATTGCCTTTGCGCGTTCGACAATTTCGGTTTTCAATAATTTTGTTACCTGATCAAACTGTTGCAATACAGCCAATCGCTCCAAACGATCCATTGGGCATTGCCGTGCAGCTTCTTGGATTTCAACCTCTTTCAAATGCACCAAATCAGCATCCCAATTGCCATCCAATGTGAGCAACAAAGCATTGTAAAATTCAACATTGAGAGAATAACTATCAACCTCGGATTGACGTAATTCAATTGGTGTTAATTCTTTTTCTATCATTTTTTTTCCTTTGTTAGTCGTTAGATAAATGCAACGCCGTATGCGTCACCTGTTGGAAGTGTTGCCGGATTTGCATACTTTGTACCAAAGCCGGATGAGAATGGGTATGCAGTTACAAATGGTGTTGTTGCATGAGCAATAGCTATGTTTGATCCGTCAGCATTAAATGCCACGCCTCTAGCCACGCCTGTTGGCAATGTGGCTGGGTTCGCGTACTTTGTGCCGAAACCTGATGACCATGGATAAGCTGTGACATACGGGCTCGCAGCATGAGTTATGGCAATTGCAGTTCCGGCTGGATTCCATGCAACGCTTGTGCCAGTAGCAGTTGGTAATGTAGCTGGGTTGGCATACTTTGTACCAAAACCAGCTGACCATGGATAGGCAGAAACGTATGGGCTTGCTGCATGAGCAACAGCAATCGCCGTGCCAGCTGGATTAAATGTAACGCCTAGAGCTTCTCCGGTTGGCAGCGTTGCCGGATCGGCGTACTTTGTGCCAAAACCAGCTGAGAATGGGTATGCCGATACATAAGGCGAAACATCATGTGCAACGGCAATCGCCGTGCCAGCTGGGTTAAATGCCACACCATGACCTAGACCCGTTGGAAGTGTTGATGGGTTCGCGTACTTAGTACCAAAACCCGGATTCCAAGGATAAGTCGAGACAAATGGCGATGTTTCAAAAGCCAAGGCAATTGCATTTCCAGCTGGGTTAAATGCCACACCATAACCATTTCCAGTCGGTAATGTAGATGGGTTAGCGTATTTTGTTCCAAAGCCGTTTGACCATGGGTATGCAGTTACATACGGACTCGTTATGTGAGCAACGGCAATTGATGTTCCCGATGCTGTAAATGCAACGCCGCCACCTGTACCAGTTGGGAGTGTTACTGGGTTTGTGTATTTAGTACCAAAACCAGCTGACCATGGGTACGCAGTTACATACGGGGAAACGTCGTGAGCAATTGCGATTCTTAGTGCAACAGATTTGCTTGCACTAGCCATGATCCCCAGCATTGGTGACATCAGGAAATGTCCCCAAATACAATCCAAGAATTTGCAGCTAGTTTTTTGCATGTTGCACCGCTATTGACCACACGTAACTTTGGTGTCGCGCTAGTTGCACCTGTTGAAATTACTGTGGTTGTTCCCGGTGTTACAGCTCCAATTGTTGGTTGGCCGGCCCCAGTAATCCAAAACACATTGATTTCTGTGCCAACGGCAAAATTAAATGTTGCATCGGTCGGAATGTTAAATTGTTGGGTTGCAGCATTGTTCATGCTGAAAATGTTGCCTTCATCGCCTGAAACAAATGTGTATGAAGCTGTTTTGGCTGAGTAAGTTGATGAGATTTTTGGAGATGAAATTACTGGTGCCGTCAATGTTTTGTTTGTCAAAGTTTGGGCTGTAGTCTTATCGACTGTTGTTGCCGTATCAATGGAAACTGTTGGAACTGGGCCAGTCGGTGATGTGACTGTAATACCCGTGCCAGCTGTAACGCCAGTAATGTCACCTTGATCATTTGCGACCCACACAAAATCCATGTCTGTAGCTGAGTTTTTTGCAAGAATTTGGCCAGTCGTGCCACCTAGTAAATCGGCCAATGATGTTGCCACAGCTTGACCAAAAACCTCAAAGTCAGCTGGTAAATCTGTCACCAAATCTGTTGCCGTTGGCATTTGCCAACCAAATGGTGTTGTTGGATTGCTCATTTTTTCTCCTTATGCCACGACTAACGCATCGGCCCAGATTAGACTTCCGCTGATTGTGTTCCATGATTCTGCAATTGCGACATCTTGCCATTGCATGGCTTGCAATGAAAATGCCAATGGTGAAATAATAGCCGTAAGCGAAACGCTGTTGTATGCGGCACGCCATGTCCAGCCTTCGACAAAGCCCAAAAATGTGCCAGCTGCCATGTTCAAAGGCAAATCCGTAATGCGTGTAGGCATACCCATGAACACATTGATCAAGGCATCTCGATCCACATCATCAAGCTCTGGGTTTGTCAGCTCAAATGTAAAGTCGTTAAAATTAAATTGTGGATACGATCTCAAAGACAAATAAAAATCTGCCTGATCCTCGGCATCGGCTTGATGCTTAATTGTCGTTGTAAAGATTTGAGACAATTGGCCAAATTCGGCTATTGAGTCTGGATCGTTTGCGCTGGTTTCGCTCGTGCTGTTTTGGCCGTATTTGATAGTGATGTCATTTCGCACATCACCGGCACGCTGTTGGACACTCAAACCCGGCGCAATTGCGTGATTGGCTGTTAAATCAACATAACCATTTGTGGCAAGATAAGTTGATCGATGAGTTGAGTCGGCATAGCTAATTTGGCCTGTTGGCGATTCGTAGATGTAACCCAATCCCGATGTGGCCAAAGCTGCAACCAATGAATAGACATCTGTTCTACTAGATGAACGATGTGCCAGCTCATAATTGCCTGGTGTATCGATCTCACCTAATCCTGTGTTTTGCGCATTTTGCCATTGCTCGGTTGGTTCATAGGTTTGCCATTGTAAAGCTGCCGGTACTTCATTCCAAGAGTTAATCAAAAGATCGGTCAAAATTGTAAGAATCTGATCGCCATCAAAATCTTGTGACAAAACACCATCGGTCAAGGCTTTTGGCAACCGCGACAATGCACCCAACGCAATGATTTTGATGCGCTGTGCATAGGCAACCGATCCCACCTCAGCTACGGCAATGCCAACCTCCACGACCGAGCCGCCAAAAATTGGCACAAATGTAGCTGTGGAATCTTGCAGCTCGATGGTAAGCCCATCATTAATCTCAATTGCCACATTTGATTGATCAAGGTTGATCAGCTCAAGATTGATGTATCCGGCTTGAGCCTGTTCATAGATGTTTGTCCGACCGCTTGTAATTGTCAGATTTGCCAGAATAGCCGTTTGGTATTGCACGCCGCCAATAGTCACGCGCCAAACTGGGTTAAATACTGTCATGAGAATTGCAGACTATTTGCGCCGCCTGTACCGCGATAAAAACTATTGTTTAAGACATCGATAATTGTTCGTGCTGTGCCTTCTGGATCAATTGCACCGGTCACATTGAGATTGATTGTGGTATTGCCACCGCCCAAGCGATTATTTGGTGTAATCATGCCGCTAACAGATGGCGTGAATAGCTCTGGGCCGCGCTCGCCGACAAGGTATGAGGTGCCGGATTGAACAGGCCCACCCATCGCTTTACCACCACCAAATTTGCCAAGCAGAAAACCAATAAGTCCAGACTGTGATCCAAAAATGTCTTTATTGTCATTTATAAGATCAACGAGTATTTTCGCTTGACTATAGGCTTTTGACATAAATCCGACCAGCTGCGAAAATCCTGTGATTAAGGTTGCAACCAATGTGGCAATGGCGTTCAAGGCCATGACAAAAGGCCCGCTGAATTCTGGAATTAAATACTTTTTGGAAAATTCCCAAACTTTACGCAATAAGTCAAAGAATGGTTGCAGCTCTGTTGAGTTATCTTTGATCGCTCCTGAAACTTTATCAAATGCCAATTTGATGGAAAGCAAGATTGGGCCTACAACCGAGATGATAGCTGGGATAACTTCCTCGTATAGAAATTTCCACCATGTGATCAAGACTGGCAACAGATCATCCCGTACAAATGTGAAAATCTGTGCAAATGCTGGGCCAAGTTTTTGACCCAATGTGTTGGCAAAATTAGTAATCGCCGGGATGCCTTTATCAACAAACGCGCTGAGCAATGGAGTAATGGCATCAAGCACATACGATCCCACGGTTTCTTTGGCTTCATCAAATGCCACAGTAAGTCGGGCCATTTTGCCTTGAAATGTGTCGGCTTGAATTGATGCCTGCTCATCAAATGTGCGAGATAAGGCCAACATTGCACCATCAAAATCTTTTGTTTTGATAATGTTTTCATCAAGCGGCACACCAAGTTTTTTGAGTGCTCCAAAATTGCCATCGTAGGCTTTGGCAATTGCCTCTGTTACAGCACTTAATTCTTTACCTGTGCCAGCTGAAACATCGAGTGCAATTTGTTGCAATCTTTGTGCTTCGGTAACATCTTTTGTTGATCTAACCAAACGATCAAGCGATGGCCTCAAAACATCATCGGTGATGCCGTTGGCAAGTGATGTTTTTGTTATGTAATCCTCAGTTGCCTTGATTTGTTCATTTGTTGCACCGGTAACATTTTGCAATGTTGTGGCCAATTTGGCTTGTGCAGCTTCATCCTCAATTGCAGACTTAACGCCATCAATAAGCAATTTGCCAGCATAAGCGGCGGCCGCGGCGGCGGCTACGGCAAAAGCGGCAGCGGCCTTTTTGGCAAATCCACCGAGCTTCGATCCAAAACCTTCAACCTCATTTGAGCCGTTGTCAAGATTCTTTTTGAGGTTGTCAATGTCTGCCAAAATGGAGAGTTTGAGCGTGCGCGATCCACCAACAGCCATGTCACCACTCCTTCAAAATCTTTGTAAATGCATCTTCCCATTGAGCGATGATGTGCGGTTGCTCAGCTCTCAATGTTGGATAAATAAAGTATCCACGCGATCCACGGCCTTCACGGCCAGACCACACCGGGAATTGTTTAAATTTATTTGATCCAAATTCAAAGCCGCCCCAAAGCTCTTTGGTTGTTGCTCCACCGCTAAATTTTTGCGAAACAAAGCCAAATGACAGCTCACCAATCTTTGATGACTTACTTACGCGCGAGCCTTGAGCAATCCTTGATGCTGCCTCATTTGGACGGCTACCAGCTGCCGAGATGATTTTGCCTTGCAGATAAGTGGCCAAACTATTTGAGACTTTTTTGGCCTCGGCAACAGCTTCGGCATCCATGCCTTTAAAAGCACCAAGAATCCCACGCAAATCAGCCTTGTCGTAGGTGATGCTCTCATTTGCCATTTTGTATCCTTAGAATCTCAATCGCGGTCAAAACATCCTCAGCTGTTTGGAACTCTGATCTTGACAATCCGGTTGCAATCGCTAATTCCCAAATCGTCCGGTTTATTGATCCGGATTCGTAACTTTTGGGTTTGCGGTTTCTCCCATGTCAATGTCAGTTACAGATTCACACCACACTTCAAAAGGCTTGACAGCTTTGCCGGCTGATTCGCGCTTCATCGCGTGATACGCCAAAAACAACAAATCCGCAATGCCCATTTTCTCTGAGACACTTTGAATCGTGTTTCCGGTTTTCTGTTCCCATTTCATCCACTCAGGCGGTAAAGCTGTATAGGTTTCTCTATCGCCATTCGTAAATTCAATCGTAATTGGTAACTTCATGCTCCCGATCTCCTTTTCTAGCTAATCGTCAAAACAGGTGTGGTCACACAAGTAAAGGCAAGTGAAACTGTTTGTGCATCTGGAGCTGTGCCGCCGGCTGATGGCAAGATTGGCTGTACATCGAACGCAAATGATGCGCCTGTGTCTGCCACTAGCACCACGGGCAATCCCGTGTTTGGTGCGTTTGTTGCAGCTGTCCAAAGTGCCTCGCACAATGATGATGCTGCTCCCCAATCGGCTAACATCTCAACGGCAAATGATCCTTGAGTGTCTGTTGTAAAATAGGCTTTTCCATCGAGTGTTTGATAAGTGTTGATTGTTGAATCAACTGTCAAAGTCGCTGATGTAGCTTGAGCATCAAAATTATCACCATCGATGGTGAATGTGATGTCTCTGCCCGTGATGATTGTTGTTGGCATGATTTCTCCTTAGTCGGTGTAATAGGTGCTAATTTGTAAATCGGCCGTAAGGTACTTACCGGCACCGACTTCCAAAGGTTGTGGGCTGCTCACATCGCCGACTTCATAACCTGCCGGCATTGTGCTGATGATGCTGATCATCAATTGTTCTAGATTGTCCAAAGCTGCGGCGTTGCTAGAATAACCAACAACACCGGTAACATTAAAATTGATTTTGACTTTTGTAGTCGCGCCATTGATCAAAAGGCTTTCAAGATACGGCGATCCCGGCACCAAACAAATGGATGGGCTAGTCATTACCTCTGGGATGCCGTTATAGACATTGGCCGCAATGGTTGATAGTGCGGTTTGCAATGGTGTGCGGATGTCGGCCTCGATGGTCATTGGCACATCGTTTCAACTTCAAGAAACGGGCCTAAAAGCCCGATGACTCTATTGGAAAGACTCCGGCCTAAAACGAATGGGCTCGGCTGAAAATTGTCAGCCATGATCTGATTGCCGGGAGCTGTAATACTCTGGAAAATCTCAACGGCAACAACCAAGATTGCATTTTCAATTGGTGGCGTGTTTGCATAAAGTGATGCGGCTGATCCACCGGATAAAGTAGCCGTGGCATTAGGAATAAATGGCAACGGGTATGTGCGATCAGCCGCGGCTGTGGCCGCTGTCCATGTGTATGGCTCAATCCGATCATCGGTAACTGTGTAAGTTCCGTTGTAAGTACCGGCCCCGGTAACAATAACGGATTGCCCCGGCACAAAATAGTTTGGCCGGATTGTAGTGAAATAAATGACGGAATCACTCACATTGGCAAATGCAACCGATGATTGGTATTGAGTAAGTAACGGCAAAATAGTTTGTTCAGCGGAATCTATAAAAGAATCCAATTGTGCGTCAGAATACAAGGAAACCGAGACACCAAGGATTGATCGTAGCTGTGAGGCTGTCACTATCGCTGGCATCTCGGTTCCTTTCGTATCGTTAGCGTTCGGGAGCGACCGCTACCGATGATTGATTAGTTAGTTTTGGTTCCAACATGCGCCAAATGGAATCTTTGGTGCAATTGCGCCGTAGCCGTAATACAGGATGTCAATTGTGCCATCGCTGTTGATGTTAGTGCGTAGGTTAAAGCGTGGGCTTTCGTACCATGTCCATGCATCTGGATTGACAACAACCATTGAGAAATCTCCGGTTGATGTTGTTGGGCCAGCGTTACCAATTGAGCGAGAAACAAACAGATTGAGGCCCGGTGAAACTACACCGCGCAATGAATCTCCGCGTACATTTCCAGCTGCGTTTGATGGCTGAGCTGCATTGTAAAGTGGTGCGCCATTGTCGTTGTAACCCATGATGTTTGTCCATTGTCCGGGTGACACAACGATGTTGCGAGCAAATCCAAGTGATGATCCATAAACAGCACCGGCAGCTTGAGATGTAAATCCCAAGAATCCTGTCGCTGTGTTTGCATTGACACCGGTCTGTTGTCCAGCTGCCGCAATTGTTCCAACGGCAAATTCATCAGTTACTTTTGCATAAGCAAACTCAAGGTTTGCAAGTAGCGCGGCTAGGTACTCTGGACGGCTGCGGTCAATCAATTCAACTGTTGAAATTGCGCGGCCTTTAAATGACTGTACAGGCACGCTCAAAAATGTAGCTGAGAGATTTGATTCTGTTACAGCTGCGTTTTCTGGCACATTGCTAACCACGGGAACGGCGGTGACTTTTGGCAATTCAAATGTCATTCCAACGCTGTCTAATGTCTCACGACTTAGCGCATCGATCATTCCGCGATCTGCGTTTGCAAGTGCGTTAATTATTTGAGTGCTTTGAGGTGTTGGGATCATGCCCGGTGCTGTTGATGTTGTGTTATCGGCAGCCTTTACATACTGGCGTGAATCCTCATCATGCAAAATTGTTGCCTTGAGATAGTGCTCAAGATAAGAAACCTTATTGACGATTGGTGAGCGTGGTGCTGTGTAATAGGCTGGTCGTGATGCCTCTACGGGTGCGACTTCTGGAGCTGCTACCGGTTCAACGGCAGGAGCGACTGGTTCGGTAGTGTTATCCACTTTGTCTCCTTCATTTGGGTTTGTTGTATCTGATACTTCTTGAGTTTCAGAATCCTCTGATGCGGCTACCTCTGAGACACGGGCTGATCTAACAGCCGGCTCTGTAACCAATGCGACAGCTGTGAGCTGTCCATTCAAAACTTTCATTGTGCCATCTTTTTGCATTTCGTAATTATCAACAGCTAATTCAATTGAGAATCCATCGCGCAAACCATCCATTGCTTCAATAAGCGCATCGGTTCCAGCTGTTGTGTTTGCAATCTTAAATGTGGCCGTCATTTCTTTATCATTGACAGACATTGCAATGCTCTTGCCAATTCTCCTGGTGTTGTCATGTTCAAGATTTAAAAATACATCTTGAGGCACAATTGATCCGCGAGCAAAAACAACCTTGCCGGTTGATGCGTTTGCATGTTCGTTAAATGCAACAATGCGACCGGTGATTGTCCGTGAATCGGAATCAGCTGCCGTAATCTGCATTGGTGTTGTTAGCTTCATGAGATCATCTCCTCCATTTGTCTAATTTCCTC